ACGGCTACACCGACGACCCGGTCCAGGTGTGGACGAAGGGCGCGGCCGTCGCGATGCCCGTGCTGTACGTGCCGGACATCCACATCGCAGCCTCGGTGTTCTGATCATGGGGCGGAAGCTGGCAGCGACCGTGTACGTGACGGACCCGGAGTCCCACGAGAGCGTCGTCCTCGAGGCCGGGTCCACACCCGAGAAGCGTCTCGCCGACCTGGTCACCAACCCGGCGGCCTGGGACGACGACGCGACCGCAGTCGAGATGCCCGAGGGCAACGATGCTGCGGAGTCCAAGCCGGCCGCGAAGAAGACGGCGGCCCGCAAACCGGCTCGGGGCCGGAGCGCCGCTGACGAGGGCGACAGCGGCGACTAAGCGGGTGCGGGCCCGCCCCCATGGTGGGGGCGCCATCCGGCGGGCCCGCACCCGCACCCACCCTTCCCCCTCAACCAGCTCATGGAGGCAGCCTGATGGACGTCGACGTACGGGCCTGGCTGCTCGCCCAGCTCGGCACGGCCACCGACCAGGCCGACCTGGAAACCCGCTACACCCGCCTCGGCACGGCGCGCGCCGTCGCCCTCGAGGTCCTCCGCGAGCGGCTGGCCGCCCTGCGCCAGCAGCCCTCCACCGTCAACGTGTCCAGCGTCGTCGGCGTGTCCTTCACCGAGAACATCAAGGCCTACGAGCGGCAGATCGCCGCACTCGAGGCAGGCGAGCCCCCCGCTCCCGACGACCCCGACGACGGCGCCGGCATCAGCGGCGACCTGCACCTGCTGTACCTGATCGAACGGCCCCGCCGATGACCACCCAGATGCGGCGCGGCCGCACCCTCCGATCCCGCCTCCTCGCCTACATCACCGGCGCCGTCGGACGACTCCGCGACGCCTGGAACATCCTCACCATCGCGCAGACCCGCCTCCTGAACGCGCTGGCCACCATCCCGCCCACCCGCAACGGCGTCAGCCGCCGCGTGCGCGCCGCAATCGCAGTGTTCAACACGTCCCTCGCCGCATTCAGCCGGGCCGCCGGAGCGTTCGCGGAACGATGGGCCTCCACCGACCTTCCCCTCATCTACCGCGAGGGCGCCTTCACCCTCCTCGACAACGCCGACCGGCCCAACAGCCTGTTCACGTGGACCGACCGGCACCGCGCCGCCATCACCACCGCGTCCGCGCAGTACTACTCCGACCTCACCGGCCGCATCCAGGAAGCGTTGCGCCGGGCCCGCGCGTTCCTGCGCGCCGCCCAGGATGCCTCCCGCGACACCACCGGCCGCATCAACACCGATCAGCTGCGTCGCGACCATCCCCTCGACACGGTCATCTACGCCAACAACGCCCGGCACCCGGTGGACGCGTGGGCGCGCGCCTCCCTCACCTGGCAGGCCGTCACCACCGCCAACACCGCGGCCGCCCGCACCGCCCTGGACGAACTCGGCACCGAGTGGGTGGAGATCCGCGATGGCCACGGCTGCGGGTGGCGAGATCACCAGGATGAGGACAAGGCCAACCGCACCCTGCGCACCGTCCAGGACGCCCTTGCCCACCCGTCGGCTCATCCGCACTGCGTTCGGGAGCTGCTGCCGCGCATGGACCTCATCGGCCGTACAGACATCCGCTCCGGAGCCCTCCTGTGACCCAGATCCCTGACGAGCCGCAGGCGCACGGCGTCCGTATTGACGCGCAGCCCGGCAGTGCCACCATCACCCTGGACGGCACACCGATGCCCGCCGGCCAGGTCACCGGCTACACCCTGCACCACTCCATCGCCGACCAGCTGCCCACCCTCGTGCTGCACACCCGACAGACCGACGGCGTCGTGTGGGAGGGCCTGGCCCGCGTCGCGGTCGGCGTCTCTAAGAGCCCGGGTGAGTTGGTGGCCGCGTTCCTTGCCGAGGTCGACCCCGTCCTCCTGGACCAGGCCGCAATGAACCGGGCCGACTACGGCGGCGGGCAGGGCGCCACCGCGCGCGCGATGCTCGCCACCCTCACCGACTGGGCCCAAGGGAAGGCGAGCTGACATGGCGGGACTTGACCTGTCCTCGGTTGCCGCGTTCCTCGAGGGATTCATCCTCCTCGACACCGTCCGCTTCTCCCGGCCCGCCGCGGGCGCACCGGTCTTCAACCAGGAGACGGGCGAGTACGTGTGGCCGGAGGCGGAACCCGTGTACGAGGGCATCGGCGCGGTCCAGGTCGCCGGTACGCCCGGCGGGCTGTCCGCGCTGCCGCTGCGGAACCTGCCGTGGGCGGATGAGACGAACTCCAAGTACGTGGCGCTCACCCCGCTGTCGGCGCCGATTGCGGAGCGGGACATGCTTGTGACGGTCGTCGCAGTCCATACGGGCGGTGACCTGGCACTGCTGGGGCGGCAGTGGAGGGTCCTGGACCCCTCGAACGCAGGAACCCTCAGCGCCGTACGCATCACCAGCCTGGACCAGGTGCAGCAGACCCGGGAGGTGTCCTGATGGACCTGGACGACCTCGCCGGGCGTCTCGAGCAGGCCGCGGACCGAGTCGGCCCGGAAGTGAACCGCGCGGTGCAGCAGCAGGGACGTCTGCTGCGCGCCCTCATCATGGAGCGCGCCTCCGGACGTCCAGGGCCCAACGTCATCACGGGTGACTACCGCGAATCATGGGAGCCGGAACCGTTCGCCGTGCCCGACGGCGGCGGAGTCGAGGTCGGTACCCGTGAGCCGCAGGGCAGGCGCCTCGAGTTCGGCTTCTACGACATGACCGACAGCATCGGCCGGCACTACTTCCAGCCGCCGTTCCCGCACGTGGAGCCGTCCGTCAACGAGCTGTCCACGCAGTACGAGGACGCGTTCAAGGACGCCCTGGACCGCATTTTCGGGAGCGCCTGATGATCGACCGTCAGCCCGTCACCGACGCCGTGCAGGAACTCCTGGCCACCCTGACCGGGAAGCCGGTTGGTCTGGTCACCGTCCCGCTGGACCCGGCCACCGGGCAGCCCTACCCACCCCCGTACACGCTGCTCTACCCGCTGGACCACAACTCGGACGACGGCACGCTGGCCGACCGGCACAACGCCGCAGTCTCCGACTACCAGGCCACGTTCGTGTCCGGGCCCCAGCCAGGGCACCCCGACAGCCAGGGCACCGGCGTCCAGTCGCAGTGGATGGCCGACAAAGCCCGCGAGATCATTGAACGGCCGGCCGACGGCAGCCCCGGCTACCGGTACCCGCTCACCATCCCCGGCATCAACTGCTACTGCCGGGAGTCCCGGGAAGCGGGGGGAACGTCCGACACGGGAGATGCCATCATCACTTCAGTGATCCGTTTCCGGTTCTATCTGGAAGCGACCGCCTGACAAGGGCGTTAGTTCGACCGCACCGCGGCGGGACCCCACGCGGACGCCACCACCACAGGTGGCCGCCACACCAACACGTGTAGCAGGGGTCCCCATTGGCCCCTATCCGCGAGGGGCCACTCATGAGGTTCAACCGCAAGGGCACCACCAAGATCTACTACCTGCCCGCCATCGTTGCAACGACGCTGATCCCGACGACCGCCGAGGTTACGGCCGGCACCGACTACACGGGGCAGATCAACGCCATCGACGGCTGGTCGCTGGAAAACCAGCCCATCGAGACCCCGGACATGGCGTCCACGTTCGTATCCAAGATCGGCGGCGACGACTCCGCCGCGGACTCCTCGCTGACGTTCTACGAGGACTCCACCCTCGACGACGTCGAAACGGACCTGGCTAAGGGCACGTCGGGATTCATCGTCATCTTCTCCAAGGGCAAGACGACCGGCGCAAAGGGTATGGACGTCTACCCGGTGACCGTGGTGTCGAACTCGAAGGCGTACACGGCCGACAACGAGGCCGCGAAGATCACCGTCCAGTTCACGATCACCGGCCGCCCGCTGTTCAACGGCACCGCGCCGTAACCCTGCCACCCCCTCAAGCCCCCGGCCGGGCCCCGGTGTATCTGGGAAGGGCGCCGCGCGCGCCCGGCCGGGCCTTCCCACGGAGACCCGAAATGACGAACACCGCCAGCACCTGGGACGCCCTCGCCAAGCGCCTCGACAACGTCACGAAGCCGGTCAGCACGTTCAGGCTGTGCCAGGACACCGACATCCGCGACCGGTTCCGCGAGGCCCAGTACGCCAACGAGCAGGCCCAACGCGCCCTCAAGGACCTCCCCAAGGACGCCGACAAGGACGCCAAGGCCATCTACCAGCGAGAGGCGCGTGAGGCTGCCGCCGAACTCGCGGACGCCAAGAAGGCCTACGACGACCACGTCATCGTGCTGCGCTTCACCGCCCTGGAACGCAAGGACCTCGAGAAGCTCCAGAAGGCGAACCCGCCCACCGAGGCAGACGAGGCCGCGGGCCAGGAATACGCGATGGACACCTTCGCCCCCGCCCTCATTGCCGCCGCCTCCCTGGACGGCATGCCGGCCGACGCCGCCCAGAAGTACCTCGACACCTGGCACTCGGCAGACGCCGCCGGATTGTGGAACGCCGCCTGGACCGTGCAGCACCAGCAGCGGACCGACCTGGGAAAAGGCTGAGAGACGATGCCGACTTCCGAGCCGAGATGGGGCTGTGCGAGCGCTACCGCATCCCGCACAGCCACTTCCGCGGCCTCGGGGACGGCACCTGGTCCGACCTCGACCGGCGCAAAGCCCTCGCCTGGTCCGACTACGCCAAGGCGGCCTGCCCCTCCTGCGGCACACGCGCCGAGGAATGGGATGAAGACTCTGGCGGAGACGAGGACGCCTACACCGCCATCACGCACCGCTGCATCGGCTGCCAGATTCTCGCCGACCGGCAGAAGACCGTCCCCGACGGCGACGAAGGGCACGGCGTGAAGGTCCTCCTGATCCCCACCAGCATCCACGCGGCCATGCAGGTCGCCCGCACCCACCGCCACTAGCCGAGGAAGGAGCCCGCAGTGTCCCAGTGGAACCTCTCCGTACAGCTGACCGGGCAGGGCTCCGACCTGGCGACAACACTCCGCGACAGCGCCAAGGAAGCCGGGAAGCTCACCGACCGCGTCAACGACGCGAAGCGGGCCCTGGCCGAGCTGCGGGCCGAAGCCGCCAACCCCATCAACATCCGCCTCGACATCGACGGCGATCACCTGCGCCGCGATGTCGACTCCGCTCTGACCACCGCAGGATCAGGGCAGGGCATCACGGTCCGTCTCGACATTGATGGCAACCACCTCAGGGACGACGTTCAGGCGGCACTCACCGCGGCCAGCAGCGGACAGTCGGCCCGAGTCCGCCTCGACATCGACGCCGGGCACCTTCGCGACGACGTCGACGCCGCCCTGACGGCAGCCAGCACCGGGCAGGGCATCAACGTCCGCCTCGGCGTCGACGGCGACCACCTACGCGACGAAGTACAGGCAGCGGTGACCACGGCAGGCGCCGGGCAGGGCCTCGGCGTCCGCCTCACCCTGACCGACACCATGCAGCTACGCCGCGACGTAGCCGACGCCGTGCGGTGGGCTGCCTGGGGTCACCGCATCGAGATCCCCATCGGGCTGGCCGACCCGATGCAGCTGCGCCGGGACGTGTCCGCCGCGGTGCGGTGGGCGTCCATGAACCAGACCATCCGCGTTCGGGTGGAACCTGACACCAGCCCCCTGAGAAGCCTGCCCCGCACCCTCCCGACCGGCGGCGGTGGAGGGGGCGGGGACGGAGGGCTCCAGGGCGGTCTCGCCGGCCTTCTGACGCTCGCCCCGGCGGCCATCCCCCTCGCGGCTGGCCTGGCCGCGAACATGGCGCCGCTCGCCGCCGAGTTCGGTGCGGCAGGCATAGCGGGCGCGGCGTTCGGGATCGCCGTGGCCGGACAGATCGGCCCGCTGGGCGATGCCGCGGACGCGGAGAAGAAGTACCAGCAAGCTGTCGTCCAGCACGGACAAAACTCCAAGGAAGCCCTCAAAGCGCAGCTGGCGTACCAGCAGCAGCTCGCCCAGCTGCCGCCCGAAACGCAGAAGGCCGCGATCGCGCTGTCCACGCTGAAGGGCAACTTCAGCGACTGGTCCAACAGCATGGCCCGCTTCACGATGGAGCCGGTCACCAACGGCATCGCGGTCCTGGACGCACTGATTCCCCGTCTGACGCCCGAGGTGAAGTCCGCCTCCACCCAGCTGAACCGGCTCGTTGCCGTCGCGGGCGGCGCCATCGCCACCCCGGGCTTCGACTCCCTGTCCACGAAGATCGCATCGTTCACCGACGGCAAGCTGGACCAGCTCACCGACCAGGTCATCCACTTCATCCGGGTGCTGTCCGAGGGCAACGTCGGTAACGGTGCGCTGGGCGCGATCATCGAATACGCGCGGCAGAACGGGCCCGCCGCCCGGGAAGCGATCAGCGCCATCTCGCAGGCCGTCATCACCCTGGCGCAGGGCGCTGCACAGGCCGGCCCCGGCATGCTCACTCTCATCACCGCAGCCGCCCGCCTCGTGGCCGCGCTGCCCCCGGAACTCGTCGGAATCATCCTCAGCGTGGCGTCCGCCCTGAAGCTCCTGCAGCTGTCCGGTGCGGGAATGGCCGCCATTGCCGGAGGTATCACCCGCGTTCGTACCGCGATCGCCGGCCTCGCGGCGGCGTCCGCCACGGCGGGCGGAGGTCTCGCCGGCCTGAGTGCCGCGTTCGCAACGCTGGGCACCGCGGCGAAGGCCAGTCTCATTGTCGCGGGTATCGCCGCGGTGGTCCTGGTCCTCAAGGGCCTGTCCGACATGGGCAAGAAGGCTCCGCCGGACGTCGACAAGCTCACCACCAGCCTGGGCAACCTGGGCAAGACGGGCAAGGTCAGCGGGGAAGCCGCCCGCGCCTTCGGGAAGGACTTCTCCGGCCTCTCGGACAGCCTTCGCACCCTGTCGCGTCCGTCCAACATGGACAAGACGCAGCAGTTCCTCACCAAGCTCGTGGGGATGGACTCCACGCCCGTCAAGGATGCCAAGAAGGACTTGGACGCGGTCGACAAGTCCCTGGCCAACCTCGTACAGGGCGGCAAGGCCGACATCGCGGAGAAGGCGTTCGACAAGATTGCCGCCGCGATGCGCAAGCAGGGAATGAGCGGCAAGGAACTCAAGGACCGGCTGGACGACTACAAGAGCGCCCTGGCCGACCAGAAGTTCGAGCAGGAACTCGCCGCAGCCAGCATGGGGGTGTTCGGGCAGGCCGCGCAGGACACCCAGGCCAAGCTCGACGCTCAGAAGAAGTCCGCCGACGGCTTGAGGCAAAGTATCCAGGCCTTGAACGACGTCAACCGGGCCGCGGGCGGCGCGATGAACGCGTTCGAGCAGGCCATCGACGACGCCGCGAAAGCCGCCAAGGACAACTCCGGCGCCCTGAAGATGAACCACGGCGAACTGGACCTCGGATCCCAGAAGGCCCGTGACGCCGAGTCCGCGCTGCGCGGTCTGGCCGCAAGCACCGACGACGCCGCCGCGAAGGCCCGCGAGCAGGGCAAGTCGTGGGAGTTCGTCCAGGGAATCATGGACCGCGGCCAGGACAAGTTCGTCGAAGCCGCACAGAAGATGGGCCTCACCAAGACCCAGGCGCGGGCCCTCGCACAGGCTTACCTCGACATCCCGGACAAGAAGTCCACCACCCTGGAGATGCGCACCGAGGACGCCATCAGCGGCCTCGACGCGGTGATCGCCGCCATCAAGAAGACCCCGAACTCGAAGTCCGTCACGGTCAGCGCCCTGACCAAGGACGCCGTCTCCTTGCTGGAAAGCCTCGGCTTCAAGGTCAAGCAGATGCCCAACGGGCAGTTCAAGGTGACCGCCCTCACGGGGGCCGCGAGCAAGAACCTCGCCGCTGTCCAGGCCGCCCGCAACGGCCTGAAGGACAAGACGATCACACTGTCGGCGCGGGACCGGGCCAGCGCCATCGCCCGCGAAATCCAGGGCGCAATCGCGGGCGTGCGGTCCAAGACCGTGACGATCACAACAGTGCGGGAAGTGATCGCCAAGTACTCCACGATCGGCCGCCCCGCTTCAGGGCAGGGCGGCGTGTCGAAGTACGCCGACGGCGGCATCGTCGCCCACGCCGCGAACGGCCTGTTCGTGCCCGGATACGCCCCGCGCCGCGACATCGTCCCCGCCGTCCTGTCCCCGGGCGAAGGCGTCCTCGTTCCCGAAACCGTCCGCAAGCTGGGCGCCACGACCGGGATGGGCGGCCAGGGCATCATCAAGGCCCTCAACATGTGGGGGCGCTACGGGACGGCCATGCGGTTCGCCGACGGCGGCATCGCCGGCGGTGTGCAGCACTTCGCGTCCGGCGGGTTCGCCTACAGCCCGACCGGCACCATGAAGTCGATCTCTGATGTGTCGTCCGCGTACGCCAGCGCCCATCAGACGATCAGCAAGGACGAGTACACCAAGAAGCTCCGTGCGCAGGCGAACGCTGTCGGCTCGCTGCGCACGGCCGAAGCCCGGCTGGCGCAGGTCCGCAGGGGCAAGCACACCCACGCCCAGCTGGTCGCAGCAGAGAACGCGGTCGCCAAGTCACGGCGGAGCCTGTCCACCGCCACCGATGCCGCGAAGAGTGCGGAGGCCCGCTACAAGAAGCAGTTCTCCCTCTCGGACTGGAACAAGACCCTGTCCGGTGCGGTGAAGGCCAACTCCTCCTACGAGGCGAACCTGAACAAGGTCGCGTCCCGGGGTGGTGCGGACGTCGTCGACCAGCTGCGGGACATGGGCGCTGAGGGCGCCACTATGGTCGCCGCCCTCGCCAAGGCGTCGAAGTCGCAGTTCAACAGCATCGTCGCGAATCTGCGGAAGCTGGCGCCGATCGCGAAGGCCACCCTCGCCGACTATACGAAGCAGCTGGACGCCTCCACCAAGACCTCCGCCGCGTTCCAGGCGAACCTCGCGAAGCTCGCCGGGATGGGCTACGGCGACCTGGCCACCCAGCTTGCCGCCCAGGGAGACGAGGCAGCTCAGAAGCTGGCCGCCGACGCGGTGAAGTCGAAGTCGTCCGCAGCCAAGGCCAACAGCGCGGCGAAGGCCTCAGCGAACGCCCTGTCCAGTGACCAGCTCGGCGAACTGGTTCAGATCATCGCCGCGATCTCCAGCAGCAAGACCGGCATCCACGACGTCGCGGGGAAGACCGGCATCGGCGAGGACGAGATCATCACCGTCGCCAACAAGGCGAAGGGGCAGATCCAGTCCTCGCTGGGCTCCCGCTCCACAAAGTTCCTCGCCGACCTGGGCAACGCCAACAAGCACCTCGCGTACGCCAACGGCGGCATCCGCTCGGGGATCTACAGCACCCGCGGCGGCGCGGTCACCTTCGCGGAGCCGGAGACCGGCGGCGAGGCCTACCTGCCCCTCGGGCCGAACAAGCGGCGCCACGCGCTGCCCGTCCTCTCGGATGTGGCCCACCGCTTCGGCCTCGGCCTGACCGACGTGGCCGCCACCCGCCCGGTCGTCATCGTCCGCGGAGGCGGCGACACCCACGTCAACGTCACCGCGGTCCGCACCAACGCCACCGCCTCGGACATCGGAAGCCAGGTCGGGCGCAGCGTGCGCCGGGCCCGCAGGGGAGGGGTGGCCGCCCGTGCCGCTGCTTGAGCTCGACGACTGGCAGTACGACCTGGGCGGAGTCCTCATCGGGGCCGGCACCAGCGTGAACGTCATCAAGACCGACGGCCTGGGCAGGCCGCCGGTGCGGGACGCCGATGGCGACCAGCCGTCCATGGACGGCCAGTTCGCCGGCCCCGACTACTGGTCGGCCCGGCAGGTGCAGCTGGATGCGGCGATCAAAATCCCCGGGAACCCGGCCGCCTGCCAGGACATGATCGGCCAGATTCAGGCGGTGACTGACGCCGCCGATGTACGGCTGGTTGGCGGGCAGGGCATGGTGCTGCGCATCAAACGCCCCGGCCGGCCGACGAAATCCCTGACGGTGCGCTCACGCAGGCTGGACCCCGACGATGAGCAGATCATCCACGGCTGGGTGCCGCTGGA